CTGGAATTTTAATTTCTTTAGCTGTTGCTGTCCTAGTTTCGCCTGCGGAAAGAAAGCTCGGTTTGGCTCCAGTTTTTGGTGCGTACTGTAGTGCCAAATCATCTAAGTCCCCTTCTGTCATATCTGAGGATAAAACAATTTCCGCCCAGCTATTATCAGGGTATCGCAAAGTAGCAACGCCGTCCTCAATTTTTTCAACATTATATTTGGTCATGCGACCGCTCCATGAACTGTACCAGTGTTATTCATTGTCACTGAGGTTCCGCTAACAGCGGCTCCAGCAGCGCCGCCAGCGCCGCCAGCAGCGCCTGTACCGCTGCTATATGAATTTCCATTCGCGCCAGTTGATCCCGCTACGCCTGCAACAGCGTAGGTCGATCCAGCGCCGCCCGTGCCGCCCGTGCCAGCACCTGTGCCGCCAGCGCTCCCGCTTGAGCCGGACGAATTTGTTTGATTATAGCCTTGTCCCAGCCCACCAGCTCCGCCTGTTCCGGCTGAAGTAGTTGTTTTTGCTTGACGGTATATTTCATATTTCCCGCTACCGCGACTAATACCTCTATGATACTCGTTACTTCCAATTCTTATGTAAGCTGGAAACCCGCTGGCATTACCAATATTACTGGCCCAAATTATATAACTAGTAGAGCCGTTGTAATAAAAATGATAAGTATTGACATTCCAATAATAACCAACTTGAGCCGATCCATTAGTCCAGTTTGCGGCTGGCTCTCTTCCTGACCAAGCTGCTGTATTGTTTACCTCGCCAGAGCCGCCTGCCCCGCCCTGACCGCCACCGCCGCCGCCTCCAGCTATCAGGTTTGTGTTATTTATAGTCACATTAGAGGCCGCGTTAGTAATTGCATTGCCGCCAGCGCCACTATTCGCAGCGCCCCCAGTGCCAAGAACACTGCCAGCATTATCGATAACAAGAGTGCCAGCCATAGTGTTTGCTATTGTCATAGCGGCTGTTCCACCTGTCCCACCAATAGTAACACCAGATGGGATGGTAATTCTTTTTGGTGTAGTCCCTGTCCATACTGAAGAAGTGAACAGGGATGATACAGCCACATTTGTACTATTAGCCAGTGTCACACCAACCTCGCCCTGAAAATACTGCTTCCAACTTCCAGCGTCTTTAACATACGCCTCTTGTACAGCCGTCCACGCCCCACCATGTTTAACATAGTAATTACCACTGGTGACTTCCTTCCAAGTGCCGCTATCGTTAACGTAGAGCGGCATATTAACTTACCTTTAACCAAATGTCCCCATCTTCACCACCAGATGGGCTTGATGTTGATACAGTCCTGTCAGAATTAATGCGGGTGTTTAACTCTGCTAGTCCTCGGTAAACAACGTACACATTGTTTGTGCCAGCGGAGGGTGCTGCATCAAAAATTAAATTAGTTCCTGAAGCAGTGTAAGCCTTTCCAGACCCCGGCTGTTGAGCCACATTATTAACATACACGTTCAGGTCTTCAGAAACATTAACCGGGCGGTTTAATGTAAAAGTTGTAGTTGACGCATTCCCACTGAAATACTGGCTAGTAGGGCTTGCTGGTGTTTGTGATGGCGGTGGTCCTAAATATGCCATTAAAACTACTCCGGTAAATTAGCCATTGCTTCTTCGTTTCGTTTTGCTGCTGTCTTAACAACACCTAACTCAAAGGCTTGTGTCACTTGTGCATCTGCGCCTGTTGCAATAGCAATATCATTCTCGTTACAGTGTGCTACTAACGCGGCAACGATTTCTTCCTGACCAAGACGGGCGCGGTTGTGAAGTGCATTATCAGCCCAGACCTGAACAGTTGAAGTGACATACTCTAAGCTCTTATACTGAGTGTCTGTTAACTCTATCGTGATTGAAGGCATGTGTTTATCCTTTTAATGCAGAAGCCCAATGCTAATGAAGTTGTTAGAATTAGCTGAAAGGTCAGAATAGGTGGTGTGATAACCCACCCCGCAAGTGTCATTCGCAGCAAGGCTTAATATTATGTTTGCGTTGTTTGCGTTGTAAGTGCCATTTGTAGATGAGTCTGGCTGGTCCCAAAAGACGCATATGTTTGTGCTATTTTTATAAAGATACATACCACACCACGCATTGTAGGTTACTTTGTGGCCAGCTTTCATCAATATGTAATATCTACCAGCAACAGGGGCTGTAAAAAATCCTCCACCAGAGTCATTGTTAAAGTGACTTCCTATGTTAAATAAAACACTATTCCATCTTTTATAACGAACACTTGTAGCTGGTTCAGCGCCGCTAGTACCTAAAATAGGTGACGTTGCAACGAACAAAGGCTGATTAGGGATTGTAGTGCGACCACTGCTATCTATGGTTGCCCTTACACCACCACCAGTTAAAAGTTCCATCGCGTTAGAGGAATTGGCTCTAATCGCTAAATTTTCAGCCGCACTGGCATCTTGCATTGCAAAGTAAGAAGCATTCGGCAAAACCAGTTTGTTGGTCATACTGGTCACGCCAATACCTACTCTTTCTGACGAATCAATTGTAATAGCAGTGGCATCAGAATTGTCATCAATTCCAGTGTTAAGTTGATTTCTACCAATAGTGCTAAGTGCCATTATGTAATCTCCAGCACACTCAGAACTGCATCACAGGAATTGTCTTGTGACGCATATACTATCAAAACATCTGTAGCGTTCATCACTATTTTCTGGTCGCCGCCAACGGCAACAAGTGATGAACCCACAGGCACAATGGCACCCTTTACGATGTGTCTTAAATTAGTTGTGCTATTTACACCGCCATCGTGAAGCTCAACCGTAACAGTTATCGAAACCGACAATGTGTTAGCAATGTTCAGACCAATGATTGTTGTCTCTGTACCACTTGGACAGGTGTACAAGGTCGTTTTCCCCGTTGAGGATGTGTCAATATTTTGCGCCGAAAATGTTTTAAATGCGTTTGCCATTTTTCTATCCTAACGCTATTGCAAATGCCAGCGCATTTGGGTCTGTTTCAGTTACGTTTTGAAACGATAAAGTGCCGGAGCCGTTTGTTGTCATCACCTGACCATTTGTACCATCTGTGGCAGGTAGAGTAAATGTGACATTAGAAGCCACAGTTGCTGGCGCTTGTAGTTTAACAGAGTGGCTATCGTCGTCATCCTGAAACTTCAGAACATCAACGCCACTTGTCCCGTCGGCAAACTCTTTTAAATGACTGGCTAATTCTCTGAAGGCGTCGTTAACTTCAGACGGCATCATGGCCTCGCTTGTGCGCACGTCGCCAATTACAGTGTTGTTAGCGGCAGTTGCGTCATATTCCGTCAGCTTATCGCGTGCCATAAAAATCTCCTATGCGGATGCTCCGTAAAAGTCGCTCAAAGATAATGCGCCATTTGCTGGCACAGATGTATTTCCGGCAACGGTTATAGAACTGTTACTAGTTGTACTGCCCCCAACATAAACAGTAATTGCCGCCCAGCCAGAAGATGGGCCGCTTCCAACCATTCGTATTACCTGCCCAGATCCTAGAGATAGCGTGTTACTTGCCGAAGCTGTTTGATTATAGCCCGGTGATAAAGTGTGCGATCTGACCAGACTGCCGTTGGCGTACATGCTAACAGTGGCTGACCCAACCCCTTGTATGTAATAGGCGACATAATAATTGTAGGTTCCAGTTTGGTTAACGGTAAAGTTTCTATCCATAGTAATTGTGCTACCGTTGTCACCCCAAAGCGCTTGAGTGTAAAGACGCCCAAAAGTGTTTATCTGCGGGTCATAGCCGCCGATGGCGGGGTATCTACGATTAGAAGAGTTACTGCCGCCAAGACTAGATGCGGTGACAGCCAGTGACGTCGTGTTTGGCACAAGCGAGCCGCCGCTGTAAAACTCAGACAGCGAGTGGGGCTGAGTGTCGCTAAACTCTGTGCCTAAGTCGCTTAGGCTTATAGCTCCAGACGCTTGCAGGGTCATTAGATAGTTCCATAAGCTGTTACGTTTCCAATTACAGTCAGGTCACCCGCGCTAGACAACTTCATGGCGTCTGTGCCGCTATATGTGAAAAGCAGGTTGTTTGAGCCGTCCATTGTTATTGTCCAGTTGCCAAAATTAACTGCGCTGCCCCAGCTTAATACGCCTGCGCCGTTTGTCTGTAAAACTTGATTTGCAGATCCTGCACCGTCGGGCAAGGTCAAGGTGGTGTTTGCAGTAACAGACGATGGCGCTTGTATTTTAATAGAGTGGCTTTTGTCGTCGTCATGCAAGCTTAATACGTCAATGCCAGCCGTGCCGTCTGAAAAATCCTTGAGGTGCGCCATTTGCTCCCGAATGGCGTTGTTTATGTCACTAGGGACCATCACGCCTTCTGACAGGTTAATGCTGTCTATGTCGGTGTTAGAAGCCGCTGTTGCGCTATACTCGGAAATCTGTGTCTTTGGCATTCTGTTCTCCGTTAATCCTTAGCTAGTTATAGCATAATTCTAGCGCACACGCACCGCACGTCCGTCAGGCGTAAACGCAATTACTTGATCGACGCCCTGACTGTTTGTGATTGTCTCGTACCTAACGCCGTCATCCGCTTGGGCTTGCTGAATCATTGGCCCCGCTTGCTGAGACAGAAGGCCAGCGGTTGCTGGCGAGCGCATAGTTGCTCCAGCGCCTTGCATTAGACCTGGTATGTCGCGCCCAAATTTTCTTGTGCCAGCCAAGATAGCCTGACCCAATGGCGAGTAAACCGCCCCTGTTCCGCCCGCCACTAACCCTGTTGTGACAGGGTCGAGGAAGGCACCGCTGCCAAGCGTACCCATTGTAAGCGCCAAACGACCTGCTGTTCCGCTGTCACCAATTTTTGTGCCTATAACGTCTGCGCCAGTTTCTGCGAGCCGCTGCATACGCCCCTCGCCCTTGGCAAGCACAGAAGGCGAGCGCCGTGACTGCGCGTAAACTTTTTCTAGCAATTTTGCAGGGGTAACTTCACCGGACATACCCTTTGAGGCAGCGGCCATTTGCATAGGCTTGAACCTAGAATATGCCGTGTCAATATTGGCTAGTTTTCCAGCTTTGTCAGGGTTAAACCTTCCAAGCGTCGTCGTCAGCTCCTCAGCCGCATCGCTCAACGCTTCGCCCAGCTCACGCTGATAGGCGTCTTGTGAAGTCATAAATTTATATGCCCTCTGGCGTAACGCGCTCTGTGCCTCTTTAAAGGCAGAACCGGTAAGCCTTCCATCCTTCGTCCTGTCGCCAAGTTCTTTCATTATTATTTGGGAATACAATCCAGCTTCTTGCTTGGGCAAAGTTGCGGCAACATCAGGTATCTGGGTAATGATCTGATTTGGAGACGGTATGTTAACGTCTTTCAAAACGTCGTCGTATGCCTTACTAATTATGCCTTGAGCTTTAATATAAGCGTCACGGCCTTTTACGCCCTTTGGCAATTTTTCTCCAAGTGGGGCTAGAGCCTCATCGTATGATGCCCTTTCAAATCCAGTAACAGCTCGACGGCGAGCGCCACCAATCAAAAAGTCAAGAACCGGAAGGCCAGCTAGACGCTCCTCAACGCCACCAGTTATCCCGCCAAACTTTTGCCCGACTGTCAAAGGCACGCCCTTTTTAATAAGCTCTGCGGCTCCTGCGGTAACGGCGGGTGCTGCTTTTTGCAGACCCGCACCAAGCGCAGCGGATATTGCCATTGATTCTGGCACATCGCTCATTTCTTCTGCCGCGCCAGCGCCATATAGGGCGCTCGCACCCGCCACCTGAGCTGGCTTGCCTGTTGCGATCCTTGTTGTTTTTGGTGCAGCCGTAGCAATTTTTTGTCCAGCCTGAGCAGCCTTTTGAGCCGCAAAATCGGCTAATGGCTTATTAATCATTTCGGCACCCTTGACGATGCCTTTGCCAGCAAGTTTTGCCACACCCATTGGCATAGCTATAGAAGACGCAATTTCTGAGCCGTAAGCTGTTTTCGGATATTCTTTACGAAACTGATCAAGCTCTTTGCGAACCTGATCCCGCGCCTGCTTGTATGTTTGGTCGCCTAATATGCTTCTAATATATGCCTCAGCCTCGTCAGCCGTGCCAAACGTGATGCCCTGACCAATTGACCGAGCAAGGCCAGTGGCAAACTGTATCGGGTTATACCCGCCAACTGATGGCGTTTCTTCTGACGCTTGTGCAGAGTTCAACTTTGCTATTTCGTCTTGAGTTGCTTCGCGAATACCCATATCAATCCACCGCCAATACTTTGCCTTCAGGGGTTTTGTAATAAGACACGCCGCCTATTCTCTCCATAAACACTGACCCCTTTGGAAGTTGGTCCATGTCAGACGGCTTCATTTTTTTCTGCATATAAGAAAAAGCGCCGCCAGATTGCGCCTTCATGCTCTCTATTGCTGTCTTTCTGGCAATTCTTTTTTGCTCTATAACAGCCGCGCTTTCTCCGGGTTGCGGAAAATATTTTAAGTCTTCATTTTTAAATTCTGTATCAGAAATAGCGGCACCTGATTCCTTACGCAAAACAGCAGTAATAAAATTCATTTTTGCCGCTAAATACTGTTGACCGGCATCAGATAGCGCAGAACCCCTAATTGCTAAGGGTAATTGGTTGGCGGCGAAGTCTCTCATGTTAGAAGGGTCATAACCTCCAGCCGTTACATTTTCAAATGTTGAAGTAGATTCAATCATTCTGTTGGTGAAGGCTGCGGCTAGTTTTTCGTCGTTATTAAATGTTGGCGCTTCTGTTCCAATAACTTTTTCACCCGCCTCAACCCCTTCTGGGACAGGAAACCCTGTTAAATCCATACCCGGAATTGTTACCGTTGTTACGGTGCCGTCTGTTGCAGTTCTGGTTTCTGGCCTTGGTTGAGACAGCCGCTGCCAAGACATACCATAAGCTGCTTTTTGAGTAGGCGAGGCAGTGCCGTTAGCAACCTTTGGACCTAAATTTAAAACATTATTGCTGTCTTGAGCTGCAAGGCTAGTCCCCTTAAATCCTTGACCGGCCTTTCCCAACTCAGTTTTTATTTTTGCTTCTGTTAAAAGTTTGTCTAACCCTGCCGCTTTTTGAGCGGCGATGCGATCTTCAGCAGCGGTGTAAGCCTTCATACCAGCAGTACCCATGCGCCCCAAGACCTGCCCAAGAGTAACCGGACGGTCTTGCCAACCCGAAGCCTCAAACCCAGCGGCAGCGGCGTTAAGCATACCCTGAGCGCGTGGCTGCATTAGCTTCTGCTCAAATGTCATACCTGCTGGCCCACCCGCTGCCGCTTCAGGGGTCGTCAAGTTGACCTGACCAGCGGCAGGCGTCATGCGCGAAATTTGAGCTTTTCTTAAAATTTCTTGCATCATAGGCGACAGTTTTTGATTTGCGGTTAATGAAGACTGCGGCGGTTTAGCACCGGGCAGAAGCGCCATAGGCGGAACCTGTCCATTAGGAAGCTGAAATGGCCGTCTCATTGTTGCGGCTGGCAAGGGCGCTCGACCTTGCAGTAATCGATTAAATCTGTCGTAAACGCTCATGCTCTACCCCTAACCTAAAAGACCCGCTAACGCGCCAAGGCCCGCGCCCATACCGCCGCCCATGCCTGGTATCATTCCAGCAAGTTGCGCCCCACCTAATGCGCCACTGAGAACATTTCCGGCCTGATTGCGGAAGACAGGTCTGGTGCTTTGCCCACCGACAGTACCGCCCTTAACGGTTGCCATGTAATTAGCCAGAGCAAGTTGAGGCTGTTCTTGCTCAAAATTAAAGCGGTCAATGTCAGCTTGAAGCTCTGCCTGAGATTGTGCCTCTCGCGCACCGCCCACACCGGCCAAAGTATTAAGGTCAGCAAAACCAAACTCGCGAGCCGCAGGAGCTTGCGCAATGGCGTCTTGCTGCGCTTGGTATGCCATAGGGGCCAAAGCTGCGGCAAGAGCGCCCTGTTGGTATCCTGAGCCATATCTGCCCGCCTTTGCAGCTTGAGCCTCTACAGCCTCAATTGCAGGTCTAAACGCAGCTTGTTGGAGTGGGTTCGTCCCCATAAGGTTCTGCATAACCGCGTTTTGCACTGCGGGTATGAACGGGCTGCCGTCTATTGCCCTTTGACGAGTAGCAGAAAGAGACATTTCACTTTCTGGGCTAAACCCTATGGTCGTTTGACCGGGGTAATAAGATGGTTGATTTCCGTAAAGGTTTTTTGCTTCAGATAAGCCATACTCCAAAAACGGTTGCGCGTATGCCGGTGCGCTAGTCGTCTGGGTAATGTTTCTAGTGTTTCCGCCGCCGCCTTTACTCATCTCTCAATTCCTTTGTTAAAACCACCGACGATGCGGTGTAATCTTTAAGCTGGCGTTTCCAGCCCATCCTGCCGTTAATCTCCATTGCGTAGCACCCAAGGCTCTTAGCCCAAATCGCAATAGACTTTTCAGCCTCAATTAACTCGTTTAGTTCTCCACCAGCTAACCATATTCGACAAACCGACCGCTGGGGATAATCCACTATCTCGGTTATAATACACGATTTTTCTAAAGGATGTAACTGGGCATCCCCAAGAGCCAGCGCACCAAAAACATCGTCCATAGAATGCGTACCGCCAGAGTACGCCAAAGCCTCACTAATCCATTTGTGGCACCTCTGCCACTGTTCTGACAATCTGTCCTCAGCCGACAATAAAGTAGGCAACGTCAACGTCATGCCCGTGGTTCCCGTGTTCAATTATCATTGTGCCGTCGGTGCTAGTGCTTTTTACAAAAGGGTTGCTATGCTCAAGCGTCTCGTTAAACCCCGTAAAAAAAACAATGCTCTCGACGCTGTACCTTGGGTCACTAACAGTAGTGCTAGTTGTGCCATTACCAAGCGTGGCGTACCCAATGCTGTTCAAGCCGCCATCAACAGTTCTATTTAAAACCTCGGCCACCTCTCTTGTCGTTGCGGTAATTGGGTTTAAAATTCTAAAATTAGCTTTTCTCTGTGCAGTTGTCATCTTCGCCCAATCTGCCTTGCCTCAACATCAATGCCGACAGCCTTGCTCCAGCCACCACTAAAAATAGTTTTTGCTCTGTGGTATCTGCCCTGCGCTCTAAATGGGGCAAAGCCGGAAGTGTTTGGAATTGCGACACTCCCATATTGATGGGTGGCTGCCTGCGTGTCTCTTGTGCCAATAGAAATCTCAACAGAGCCATCTTCGTAATATGGATAGACCCTAGTGATAATAGAGTGCTTGCCCATGCTTAATGGTGCTTCTGATGTTTCAATAGTGCCAGACAACGGGCTGCCAGAAAAAGTGTAAATTTTATTGCCATAAGCTCCGCCAAAGAAATACTGCCCGCCCTTAAATGTTCTACTGTCTAGCTGAATAGAAAGGCCATCAACAGTCGCAGACAAGTTGCCAAGGCCGTCAACCGTGTACCCAGATGAAAACAATGGGGACAACAGGTCTGCCTCAACTTCCGCCAATGACCATTTATTCAAAACATAATTATACATAATTATTTTGTCTGGCTGGCCTGTCGGGGACTGTGTGCTTGTGTAGCTCCACATAGCAACTTCGTTTAGAGGGTCAACGTGAGAACTCATACGAAAATCATAGTTACTATCAAAGTCCTTCTTAAAAAATTCATTCACTTTTTCTGAACCAATACTCACCGTTTTTTGCCCGTCGAATGCGTAAAAACCATCTGAGGCCAAGAAGAAAACAAGGTTCCCTGAGTTACAGACAGAGCCACTAAACGCACACCCTCTTTCAGACACGACTTTGTCAAATTGCCAAATCAAAGGCGGTCCCGCATAGGTGGCTCGGTAGATAGCTCGCTCAGTTAGAATGGTGCAATATTCACCTCCAACCATTCCAGTAATAGCGCCACTATCTGGCAGATCTTGAAAGTCGGCTTGATCAACTCCAGAGGTCCAACTGGTTATGTTATTAAACCCTGACCATTGGCACCGGAAAGGTATTCGGCCAGACCCGCTATCCACATTAGCGGCCCACACAAAATCTCTAACAACCGCTAAAAAATCAGCTTTTGGCGCGTTGGTCAGATCTGCGAATGCCGAGCTGCTACCTAATTGAAACGACTGAATTGTCTCGCCAACTCCTCCAGCGCACAAAACATAATTGCCAAACTGGGCAAAACGCCATTTTTCTGTGTCGGTTAATGTATAGCCGCCACCCTTGCCAACAGCATCTAAATTGTTTGTAGCCGAGTTGTGAAGGTAAAGATTGGTAGCGTCACCAGCAAATAACTTAGTATTAGACGCGGCATCTTTAGCAGCAAAAATACCTTTAATTGTTCCACTGGCTGCATTTGAATACGGCACAAACCCGTTCATTGAATGGTATCCGTTAGCGGCAGGCAAAACATTTGTTGCAACAGTAACACCGGGGTTCATTATGTCGGCTTGATCTGGTAGCCATTCGCCAAACTGTATCATTGATTTGCCCAAACCTCATTGCCTAAAGTAACGTCTGTCCACACCTCTGAACCTAAAGCTACATTTGTCCAGACCTCACTGCCTAAAGCAACATCTGTCCAATCCTCTCCCAAAACCTTGCCCGTAGCTGTTGCGGATATATTGTTATTAACAGATGAGGCCATAGAAAACAACGCGACCGCAGATGCAGACGTTGACATAGAAACATTTTCTGCGGCGCTCACAAGACGGACAAGGGAAGCTAAAGCCGACGTTGTCAGGACTAAGCTCTCACTAGCAGAAGCTGACCTAACGCGGAATAAAGAGCTAGATTGAGTTATTGCTAGGTTAATAGCCGCTGTAGCCGCCCTAATTGGCTTCATAGAAGCCGTAACACCAGCCGCGCCCGCAACAGACGCTTGCATAGCCAGCTCTCTTATAGCGGACAGCGTTCCAGTTATTGATATGGACGCAGCGCCGTCGGTCGCGTGAAGCGTTACCTGATCTAGCTGCTCTAGGGTTAGGCCATAAACATCAAGCGCGTCTAGCCCGCCCCATGTGTCTAGTTGCTCAAGAGAGGCCACAGTCTAAACCTATGCCGCTGTAATGTCTAAGTCACCGGCATTAATTTTCAGAATATCACCCGTGTCTATGAGCTTGCCAGTTGAAAACGCTCCGTGGATCAAAAGGTTTCCGCTGGTGCTTGCATCGAACAAACCGAAATGCGTAACGGTCCCCCAAGACGAGGTAGCGGCTGCAAACTGAACAGCCGCCGTGTTGTCGGCAGTCCCAGAAACAGCAGCATCAAAAGCTATTGTCTGTCGCGCATAACCATTACCTGATAATTCGGTTCCGCTGTTGTTGTCATTAAATGATCCAGTTGATAGCCCAATGTAAACTGTTGAAGGCATTGTGTATGCCCCAGTCCCAAGAATATGATCAAGGATCTCATTTTCTAGGTAATCGCTCATAGCGCTCATTTTATCTCTCCGCCGATTGGGATTGTCGTTGATAGATACTATTCATTTGAATACTGCCAGTCCCGTAATGGGCGCGTTGCTCGTCTATCTTTATTTCTTCCATAGCTTTTTCAAATCTAGCCATATATTGAGCAGCCCTAGTCTCGTCCAAAAGGTATGCGTATGCTTCGGCTAATGCGCCGTAAAGATAAGCGTCTGGGGAACGAAGCAAAATGTTATTACTTGGGTTTGATGCTGATAAAGGGGTCACACCGCCAATGTAAATAATTTCCATTTCGTATGTACTGTCTGGCACCGGTCGCATTTTCATTTCAAGTCCGACGATGCTAAACCCCCTTGGTTTGCCATTTCCATTTGACGGATATTGTTCGTCCAAAGAAGCGGGGCTATGATATTTTAGAACAGTCAAAGGAGACGTGTTTAGTTTTACTTCGCGCACCTCTCTAAAGTCAGACGGCAAATAGATGTATTCATCCCCGACAACCAAATTAGCTACAGATCTTTTTTCCTGCGATCTTGTCTCAAGCTCTCTACTAAGGCGAGCCTCAGCCAAAGTTATAAAATCGGGGATTTGAGCAGATAAATCGCTTCTAGCTAAAAAATTAGCTATTCCGGCTTGGAGATCTGTGTAGGTGGTTATCGCCATTATACTTGCCCGCCGCCTGTTCTAAAGTCTCGGTTCTCACTATTGTTTAGCCACGCCTTCCAACCTTTTGGGTTCTCCTGCGGTGTGCCAAGCGTCTCAATCAGGTGATTATACACCACATTTGGTATCTCCGCCACATGCTGTACATGACGCTGAGTATTGCCTGTCATAGAGCCTTTTGAATAGTCGTTATTCATTTGCCGGTTTAATTTTACCAGCGTGTCAAAATGTTGCGTCGTCTCAATGACGTCAGTCCCGTCAGACCGCTGATCCATTACCACTTCTTTTTTGGTGCGGGGGTCTGTGTATAAAACTCGCTTCATGTGATCCCTCTTAAAAGAGAGGGGGCAGTCGCCCGCCCCCTCAGACTTATTATGATCCGTTAAGATCAAAAATAGCTGAATGCGCTTTTGGCGCAGTCGGCTTGAGCGACCATTCTGAAACCAGATGGCTTGTCTTGGCGTCACCGTCCTGAGAAAGTTCCTGCTCAAGAAAGTTACGTCCGCTCAATGTGCAGACTGACACAAAATCTGGGTCAATCAAGAACACGCGGTCGTTACCCATCAAGCGAGATGGGACAGCCTCTACGGTGCCAAAGTCTGTAAGGAATACAGAAGTCGAGCCAACGTAAGTGACTTCCTTAGCGGCAGTCATGTTTACGTCGTTTGACACCAAGTTGCCTGACGCTGACAGGTCAGAAAAATTGGCACGGTTTGTAGCGCTTGCCACCATTAAACGAGGGTTACCTCCGTCAGTCCAGGCATCCTGCATCCCATCTTCGATGAGGGCAAGTGTCAACGGACGAGCGGTTCCTGCTGTAATGGTGTTGGTTCCTAAGCCGTTAGCAAAGGCACCTGAACCGGCACCAACACTACCGTTGGTTATCCAGCAAGACAGCGAAGCTGATTTGCGAGGATCAGAACCGTCACGGGCAACGTCTGTATCACCAATTGATTTTTCAATGTCCCGGCGTAATTCCAGGGCTTTCAAAACCTTTTGGTAATTGTGTTCCCGCTCGCGCCCGGCGGTATCAACGGATTCCAAAGTGCCAGATGTTGCAAACACCTTCTTTGAGATCTGGTGATAATTACCAATTCTTGCGGTTGGCGTTGCCGCAGCGGTTGAAGTTGTTGCTCCCTCATTATGGTAGTTTGTGGCTGAGGCCGAAGTCAATTCCTGGACCTGCCATTCCACAAAGATACCGTTTGAGGTTTCTTTTTTCACATTAGAAAAAATTGGTGTTTCTGCCGGATCAATCCGGTAGATTATGTCGGCGAGCTGTTCGCGCTCACCAACGGCGTTTTGGGTCGTAAAGACGGCCATTTTTTTGCTCCTTCGGGCTTATCTGCCCATTAGAAATTCAACAGCGGCATCCACGGTTCCAGCGTTTTCAAAACGCTTTTTCGCTTCCTGCCGAGAACGGGAAGCAACTTCACGCTTGGTCTTAGGGCGTCCTGCCTTAGCCATTTTTGGTGCCTGTCTTGCCTTCTTCTTAGCAGCGGGTTTCTTCAATTGAAGGTTATCCCACTTCCAAGCCTTGTACAAAAGCTCGATTGCCCGTGCGTCAGACGCATTTTCAATCTCCTCTTGTGAGAAGCCAATTCGGCGTTGTGCATACTTTATGATTTCCTGACGCTCGCTTTCACGGGTTTCGTCATTCTGCCACGAAGGTATGCGATTAAGCATATCGGCACGTTGCGTGTGCAAGTGTTTCGTCAACTCCTTTTCACGGTCAACTGCCTGCTCCTGAGCTACACGCTGCCTTTCGGCATCGACTTTTTTCTGCTGTTCTTTGTACTGGTCGTACTCCGCCTTGGCTAGAAAAAGGTCACGCTCACTCATTGTTTCGGCTAATGCTCTCCAGTCAGGTTCCTGCTCGGTTGTCTGCTGGATTTGGGCGCTCAACTGATCAAGTTGCTGCGCGTAGTAGTCTCTGGTTTGCTTTGTTTGAGCCGCTTCAGCCTCAAAGGCTTTCCGTTGCTCGGCAAGTTCCATAGACTTCCTAGTAAAAGACTGCTGTCTCTGATACCCGTTTCGCAGCTCGTCTAAGTCTACCTCTACTTCTTCACCGTCAACTTTGACTGTGTAGGTTGCTTGAGGCTCTTCCTCGTCTGCGTCGTACTCATCATCGTCATAGTCTTCTTCGCCTTCACTGGCATCATCATCAACATGGTCATCTTCCGGCGTCTCATCGACGTGATCGGTTTCTACCTGCGGTGCCTCTGCCTCTGGCTGTTGAGACGCCTCTTGCGTCTCGGTCCGCTCTTCTGTTGCATTATCCGTTGGGGGATTGCTCAGAAGGCTAATTGCGTCATTCATTGAAATATCGCCGGTTCCTGCTGGATTATCGGACATAATTAAATCACCTTAATTTTGTTACAGTTGCCCGCCGCCTGAAATCGTCAAGCTGCGCTTCGGCTAACTTACCACTTTCTATAACGCTTTGAAAATACCCCTTCAAAGCGGCAAGAGATTGAGACAAAAAATATACCCTCTCTCTGTTGTCTGTGTCTTTAACGTCGCTGTTTTTCCAAGCCGCAGTAAACTGTTCATCCAGATAATCAAACGCCTCGTTTAACAACTCATTGCGAAGCAGCGCTTCAGCCCTCTCGGCTCTGGCCTGCTTGTCCCTTACTTTTCTTTCATCCATTCCCTTTTCCTAAGATAGTAATGTGTACCCCGTTAACTTTGGTGGCTTATTAAAGAACTCTGGATATGTCGCGCCCCGCTTTCTAAATGCAGTATTAGCATCCGCAAAATCTTGTGGAGAGCCATAGCCCACGCCGTAACGCTGTTGAAAATCTGACAGACCTGTCGGCGCAACATCAAGCAAGCCCATTCTTGCATACGCGCCATCTGCCGAAGCGTCAACACTAGCCACGCTGGCGTTATCTAAACGGCAAGCCTGCAAATCATCATCAAATATGTAACCCTCGTCACATTGTCCAGTTGCTGGGTTTACCGGTTTAACATCTTCGCCGCCCATATCTGGGTCAATAAATCCGGTTCCTTCAACACCCTCAACTGGGCGCCCGGTATAGACCTCGCCGAAACCAAACGGGCCTTTTTCAAACACGCCCATAACGCGGCCTTTGCTATCCAAAACAGGGCGTCCGCCGTCCTTCAACCCTTTGATAATGTTGTTTGTAGCACGAGTGTTTAGTCCAGAGAGCGCTTTACCGAGAAAACTGTCGTCATTTTTGTATCCAGCAATTCGGTTTTCTAATTTGTCGATTGCCATATTAGCAAACGCCGTCCGAGTTGGGATATGATCCATCCAAGTCGAGTAGCTCGGAACACCAAGCAACCCACTAAAGCTGCGGTTTTTAATCGCGTCGGATATTGAGCCGCCAATATAATTTGATGAATAAATTTCAGGACCAAAAACGTCGGCATAATCAAAATATGATTGAGCCACTCTATCTGCATTACTTGGCCCCGTATCAAATGCAAAATCTTCGGGCGTCATATCCGACTGCAATGCACCAGTGCTAAGGATGCTTTGTTGCAAAGCGCTTTCTGCTCTATTAATGGCGTCTCGCCTTTGGGCGTCGCTTACTCCGCCATACGAAGAAGGATCGTTTGTGTCTTCTTCATAATAGCCGCCGCCGCTAGAAGTATCCGTTTCGCTATAAGTGTCAGCCGTTACGCTATCTTGACCTTCACCCATAAAAAAGGCAGGGATACCCATAGGACCGGGTTCGCCAGATCCACCCAAAGACTTTAGAATGTCAGCTTCTTCCGGCGAGATATAGGCTAATAAATGTTCTTGTCCGCGAATAACTGTATTGCGGGGTGGCATCATTTTTTTGATCTTAGCCATTACTGCGCCCTCGGAAGGTTAGTTGATATTTCGGCGTCGGTCATTGCCTTAGCCACGCGAAGTTCTGCTTCAGCCGCCAACTCCTGACGGCGAAGCTCAATTTCCATCTGCATTTTTTCACGCTCAAGCTGTATGTCGGCCTGCATTTTTTCACGCTTCAACTCAATTTCAGCCTCAGCCTTTTGTTTGGCAAGCTGTAAATCCATTTGCGCTTTTTGCTGCATTGCCGCAACGGCTGGGTCAGGCTTGCCCTGTTGCGCTTGCTGCATCTGTTGTTGTTGTGCGACTTTCTGGCCCACGACCTCTGGCGAGTTAAAAAATTGGTCAGCATCCTTAAAGCCCCCAACTTCTGCGATAGACCGCAAAGTAGCAACATATTGCTGCGCGGTCACAAGAGGATTGTCAGCGCCTAACTGCATAAGGATCTGCTCTTGCTTTGCGGCAATCTGCGTCAGAAATGCAATCTTTGTCTCGTCGTCAGTCGTACCCAAACCAACCTGCACAACAGTGTCAAATTGCGACTTCCATTCAGCCGGATTAATTGGAACAAATTTGTTGCGCAGACGCATTACCTGCGGCTTGCTATCGTGTTTTAAAACTAACGCCAATATACCTTTGAACAAACTCTTGACACCAGTCTCAGCCATTGTGCGAGCATAACTCTCCAACTTAACCTGAGCGCCGCGAACTGTGGCGCTGACGGCTGACGCAGTCGACGACTGCAAGCTGTTGGCGTCCAGCCCCTGACTAGCGCGGCTCATTCCGGTTCGCTGTTCTTTTACTGTGTCCAAATAATCCATCAGCGGGCGTATTTCATTACCAACCGACGCGCCAGCTAGTGGCTGTATCATGCCGGGCTGTCTTACCCGGATCACACCTCCAGCCTGGGCGTCCAGTAAATCGTCGAGATTTACGGCTCCCTCAACGGCTGCTATGCGCGGCAGTGTCGATGAGTAGACGCTGTCCAGATACTGGCGCATCAAGGTAGTCTTAATGACCTGCAAATCTTCAGTCATATCGTAGACGCTACGACCAACTAAACGGTGCGGCATCAGAATAGGAGAGGCAACAGCAAACGGAATGTGGTCCCACGGCTCATTGTGCAGAATATGCTGGCCCTCAGAGCCAATAGCGCAAATACGGCGACGCTCGGCTATACCATCGCCATCGTAGTCCATTTTAACGATGCACTCGTAATAAATGACACTTCGCATTGTTGGGTCGGCTGGGTCGGAACCGGTTGACGCCTCCATATCCTGAAAACGGTTGCTGACCTCGTTATCAGTTTCTAGCTCGTCTTCGCCCGCGTACTGCTCAACCTCGTCTCTGTCGTAACCCATAGCCACAAGATCTGAGACGGTAAGAGTTGTGCGGTGCGCCATAAAATGCGCGTCTTCTAAAGAGGTCGCCCGACGGTTTACAAGGAACTCTTCCGGCGGCACGTTAATAACTTTTATTTCGCCTTGTTCGCGGGTAACACGAACCTTCAGGTCGTACTCAGATCGAAGAGGAGTTGTCTCGCCGCTCTCGTCATCGTAGACGCTTTCCATGACAGTCTCAGACTGCTCTATAATTTTGACGTCGGGGTCGTTCATCAGCATTGTCAGCTCTTCGTCTGACAGGCCAGTGTATTCTTCCTCGTCGACCTCTTCGCGTGTCTCGTAAAAGAACTTAATTACGCCCATGCGAAATAAAAGCGCATCCTTAAAAAACGTGTGGAGCAGTTTGTAACCGTCATTGCGCTGCGTAATTATCATATTGACGTAGTCAGAAGCCTGCTCGGCGGCCTCTACGTCCTCAGCGGTGCGAGGAGAAAACCGGACATACTTATCGCTAGATGTAAATACCCGCATAAGATTGGGCATAACAGCCTCAACAGTGTCCGCCACTTCGGTAGCAACAACAGATGACCGCCCCTCGACCTCGTTGCCCATTGGCTCGCCCAAATAGAAGTCGAGAGCGCGAAGGCGCTCTTGGGTGTATTCGCTGTCAAAGTGATTTAGCGCGTCTGTTATCTCACCTGAGACAATCGAACCGAGCTGTTCATCATCCATTTTTGCCATTGTTTTTTGCACCTTTTGCCGCACGTTTTGGCGCGGACTTTGGTTTGTCCGGTTGCGCATTATCGCACAAAAAGCGCGGCGGATCTATGGGGGGTTGTGGGCGACGAATGCGCCCCACTAACGGGCGGCGCACCATCATTGTAAAGTAACCTTGCGAGCCTTCTTCTTTTCGCCCTTACTAGCGCCCTTAATCGGCGCACCGCGCTTACCGGCGGTTTCTATCATGCCCTTGCTGGTTTGCACAACCTTTGCCGGAGCTGGAGCAGGCGTCATATCGGGCATGGCGTTTATGCCCTGAATGCAACGCTGCTGATGTTCGCAGCGGCCCTTATAGGGGCAGGGATCACATACAATCATGCTTTTCTCACTTTCTTTCTTTTTTCAACAATATTTACCAAGAACTTGCTTTGCACCGCCTGTTTTTCCGCCTTTTTTCTTACCGTATCCAGCCATATCTAGCTTTCCTTTTCTGTTAATCGTTTTTTGAATATGTACCATAAATGGTGTTAGACGACGACCGTTTCTTTTTTTTCTTTCCAGACAACACAAGTTTACGATTAGTAAACTGATCAGCCACAGTGTTAATTATATCAGAGGCTGGGTTCAAAAGGTATGTGGTCAAAAAATTTCCGTTTTTACCATAGTTCATTTTAGCACTCCTTTTTCTTTTTGCGTGGTGGCATTACATTCCTTTTCCAAGCAATCCCCTGCGGAAAAACTCTTGATAGGCAGATACATCGTCAGCCACCGGCTGAGTAATTTCCTGCAACACATTGCTAATTTCTGCGGAACGACGGTCAGATGATGGGGCCGCGCCAGCAGCTCGTCTGGTTGCAAAAAAATCTGGTGCCATTAATATGCGCGGCACGGGGGTGGATAAACCACCAAGGTCAGTGCCAGATATTGCCTGTTTATATGTTTTGTGAAATTCAGGTATGTTGCCCTCGCCAGACATTGGCAACATTGGGTCGGCGTCAAACTCGACAACACGACCTCCAGTTGGTGCCAACATAGCGGATGGATCGTTTACGCGGCTAGACATTTGCGGGTCAGACACAACCATACGAACAGCAGTAACATCAGGGAAGCCGCTGTCTCTAAATGTGCTTTTCTCCATTGTGTCGGCAACAGCTTTACGAGCTGCACCTTTACCGGCTGAGTAAAGGTATTTTTCAATATTAGGGCTAGTAATGCCGGGAAAATCACTAAACGGTGTTATCGTTGTTTTTTCACCCGTTTTAGGGTTTTCTTTTGTATCTTTTAAATTTCTAACCTGCTCGTCAAAGTCAGCTATCTTTTTTTCTGGTATCCATTTTGCTGCCTGTTTTGTCATGTCAACAAGAACATCAGCCACATGATGCGAGAAGTCGCTACCACGTCCGCCCATCGACGTGTATATTCCTAAAAGACCGGGCGTTTGGCGAGCCTGCTTCGCATAACCAGAAATGACAGCGGGGTCAGACGCCCAAACAATACCAAGCTCACGCGATAATTTTTCAGACGAAAAGTCTTTTCCGCCGGTCATACGCACGGGTTTTTTCAACTTTACACCCTGCACATGCGTAATTTTTTTACCGGCCATTGTCATATCACCGGGCATCAATTTTGCGGTGCGTCCGATCAGGCTCTGTATGTCTAGGTCAGGGCTTCGGGCTAGTGTGCCAAGGTCACGCACAACCGTTCCGCTAAGGTCAGGCATGTCGCGGCTCAGGTTTTGAAAACCGGGGTCTACAAGCAAACCTTGGTCACCAGCGTCAGCGGTTCTTGCACCATACTCATACGCACGCCGAGGCAAAAGCAGCCCCTCGCCTACTTCACGCGGAAGTTGAAACGCAGCGGCGGCCTCGTATAAATTCTGTTCCGCCTCCGGCATCTGTCGTATCTTCGGGCGCTTTTTAGGCTGTTGCATCAACAGTGTGTCGCTGACGTCTTCCCGCCCACCCATACCAATCGACCCAGCGGGGCGCTTGGCAAGCAAGCCAGCGCCAGTAAATGCGCCAGCCAAGTCAGCCGCATCCATAAGCACGTTTTCGGCTGGCAGGCCAGTTTCTGGGTCAATTTCAAGAGGCAGATCGCCCATAGCGCGACCAACGGTGCGGGCGGCAGCCTGAACAGGGGCAGGGAAAGACAAGACACGCTCACCTTCGGGCGTGATCGCGAAAGGCAATATCATGCCAGAATTGGCATAATCGCCCTGCCCGTAAAGGCTATCCAGAAGTCCCATTAAACCACCCAATTCGTTTTAGGTTTCAAACTGCGATTGTGATTATAACCTCTTGAGTAGCCTCCGGCAAGCGCACCTTGCTGCGCGAAGCTCAGGACAAAAGCATCCGCCACGTCCGGCGACCTCTGGCCGCGCCGCTTCATCTCGTCCTTGCTCTCGACCTTCAGCTTTCCCGTCGATAAATATTTATAACGAATGCCAGTAAGCTCGGCAATCAACGTGTCGTCGGATGGTATCTTGACGTCACGCGCCTCAAACCACTCCCGCGCCGACCAAAACAGCTCGTCGCGCAGGCGGTTAAACTTGTTCTTCAAAGACGCAGTTTCCGACACAGATATGCCAACGGCGGGCATGTCCAGCTCCCTCAGCCGGTCAGCCAGCCCCGCGCCAAGGCCAATGGCGTCAATATAGATAGCCTGCGGACGCATCGAATAAGGCACCGCGTCGTACTCGGAAAGCACAATTCCCGACAGCTCCATCAGATCCTTATTCTGCCAAGTCTTGATTGGCTCAATTAACACATTGCCCTGACGCTTCGCCAGAGCGGACCTATCCGAGCCAAAACGCGCAACATCAAGACCCCATATGACCGGAGTAGTGGGACCGGCCTCAACGTCCCTCGTCACCGCATCCTCGACCAGATGCAGCGGCAAAAGCACGTCGTCGGATTGCGTCGGGAACTCACCCAAAACACGCACTTTAAAAACGTTGCTTTCGCTGCCATACTTCGCCGCCATCTCCTCAATAAACTTGGGGTCCACATACTCGCCCTCATCGCAGGACACGGTCACGCAGTGCCACTTATCTCGGTCGCTGTGGAATGCGTCGTAAAAGTACCCATCCGAGCGGGTGGGGTTACCGCACATAATAATCTTCGCACCAGGGGTAGATAACGCACCAGACGCCGTCTCAAAAATCACATTTGGCACCCCAGACGCCTCCTCGACCACAAACAGCATGTGCGGCGAGTGAAAGCCCGCCAAGCTCTCTGGGTTTTCCCTGCGGCTGGTACGAGCCACGGCGAAACTGTCAGGCGCACCCTTCAGGGCAATCTTGTCCGACTTGAACTCCAGCAAATCCTTGAACGCGGGCGGCATGTTCCGCGCCCAGCGGTCTATCTCCGTCCACAGAACGTCCGACAACTGGTGGGCTGAGTTTGCCGTCACGGCCACCTTGCAGGGATAGTGCGTCATTAACCACCACAGCACGACCCAGCTCTCAAATGCCGTTTTGCCGACACCGTGGCCCGACTTAATAGCGACGCGGTCGTTACTGGCTATTGCGACGAGTGCCTTGGCCTGCCACGCCTGCGGGGTTGCGCCCAGTACCTGCTCCACAAATAACGTCGGATCTGCCCGTAGGGCGGCTATGGCCTCGACGGTGGCTTGGGTTTCGTTCATGCGTTACCTCCAAAGGGGTGTGTAAGGGGTATATTTTTTTATCGCCGCCCCCGCGCCCGCGAGCGACGGGGGGGGGTTAACCGATTTTTGGTTAACTTTGTACGCTTTTGCCATAAATGTCGCATAACGTCCATTATGCGCAAACGGTATTGTGTAAAATCAATCACTTAGTTGCCTGTGGATAACTTTTTGCCCTTATTGCGCTTATTTGCCTGTTTATTAGGCAGATCAGAGTTAACTGAAATCTGGTTAACTTTGGTCGCGCGTGCGCGTAGTTCATCACTTGTGTTTTCCTTATGCTCCACCACATCTGCGTGCTTTAGCTGCGCTGCACTATTTACTTTCTGTAGCAAATCAAGATACGAACTTCCGGCCTCATGCGTCACGTCCACTTGTTGCTTGTCTCCGTATACCTTTGGCAACAGTCTAGCCGCAGTCCACTTGAAATTGTCAGACACAAGTCTGGCAGCTTGCGGGTCAATCTCACCACTAAGCACACGCCTGTTTATCTCATCCAATTGATCAGCATATAACATGCCGCGAGACGCCAATGCGTTCATATATTTGCGCTCAAAATCCTTATCGTTATGTATTTTATTCCACGCTGTCCCCCAAGCTGGCATGTCCTTATCCCTGCACACTGACTGACCAGCGCGTCCCGCCGTAACACGGGATAAGAACTCGACCCACACCTCATCAGGTAGCCTAGCACTCATCGTCAAACTCCATCTCTGTCCCATCATCCAAAGTCACAATCATTTTCTCTCTGTCATCAATCACCAGTAAAGGCTGCCTGCACTTAGAGCAGACGATAGACTGCATTCTCTCAAACACATAACCGTGCGTTTCTTGTCCACACCAATCACAGTCTACCGGCTCAGTAAAAAACTGCACAAAATGCCTGTCTCTTATGTTGACAACGTCACCCATCTCTGTCCATCAGCTCACCGCCGCAGGCCAGATACCCGCAACCATCAACCCAGTTATCCTCATTGTCAGCATTGGACTTGATGCGTGCAATCTTCAACAACGTCATCATCACGGCCACGTCCTCTGGAGTTACCATCACGTTCAGATGCACCGACCAATAATCAGCAATGGTCGTAAAATTGTTTTCCATGTCGCCGTGTTGGCTTGCACGCTCAACTGATACCTTTTGTTTCGCGTCGTCTAATACTTCAACCCTGTTCATTTTTATCCTCTACGCCCTCATTGATTGTTAAATTACAAACCAAGCACTCACGCCTGACCATCACGTCACCATCCATCAGCTTGGTCATTAGGCTCTTACACTTCGGACACCTGTCCTGCTCAAGCAGCCTTTGCCAGCTTCCGTCGCCTGCCTCAATCATCTATCGCCTCCGACGCTCCCTGACTAAACGGCACCTCAACACTAGCGATAGGCTCATAGCCGCGCAACAGTTCTCTCGGCCATATGTCTATCTTCAATCCACCCTCTACCCGCTGCACGTTCACGGTCAGCGTTCTCACGTCAATCCACGTCGACGTACCAATCAGCAAATACTCACGATCCTTGAGTATGTCGTCACGCTCGACAATGTCAGAAGGGGATCTCGTCATTCAACTCCTCCTCAATTGGTGTGCGTATCTTTTCCACTACCGCACCCTCAAACACATGCTTCACCTCTTCAACCGGCTTGCTGGCCTCCCAGTCCTCCAAGATCCGACCAATCTCATTGACAGAGTAAACCACCATTTCACGATTGTCTCGCTTTACCTTGCTCACCTCGTAATCTGTCGGCACGATTGCTAACACCCGACCGTCCGGCATGTTGCCCTCTATCCACTCCCCCTTTAGCGGTTCGGCACCGGCTTCGACTGCCGCTTTCTCTAATGCGGCGACACCCTTTAGCGTCACCTCAACCTGATGCTCCACATCCTGCATTTTATCGATAGCCGCATTGAGCCTGTCCATTTGCTGCTCAAATCTATTCCGCAGCTCCGTTGGCACCAACCACACCAACCTGTCCACACCCCACTTCTGCTCAACCTGAGAAACCCTGTCATCATACCTATGCAGGCTCTGTTGCATCCGTCTCATCGCCCCATTGCTTGGCGCATGGTAAACCTTGTTTGGCTTCGGCTTACCTCGACCCTTTTTAACTGCCATTTCTGTCCTCCATTTTAGCCCGTCCGTCCGTCCGTCCGGATGTCCGTCCGGTTCCTAGTAAAAACCGGACAGGACGGACACCGTCCGCTTTGACCGGACACTGTCCGCCGGACACCGGACATTTTTCGATAACTACTTGTTATCATTAATAAGCCATACCTTGTTTTTGTCCGCCGCAACCAAACCAAGCTCAATTAGCCCGTGTCTGGCGTCTCCGGCCCTCCGGCGGTCCAAATCTGGGCATTTTTGCCTGTGTTCCTCATGCCATAATGACGCCGCAACGACCTTGTTCCCGCTATCGATTATGACGTTTCTGAGCGCCTCCAGAGCGATCTGCTGATTAACTGAAAGCCCCTTTGCCTTCTTCTTTTTGACCGGCTGTTCGCCGTCGACCCGTGACAACACAACCGACGTTCCCTCTATTAGTGCAACCTCGGTCATCTCAAACACCTGCTCATCTGCTGGCTCTGCGTCCTTCTGTTTCTCGCAACGCATGTAAACGAGGTTCTCGTCCTTGCTGACCACCAGCGACGTATCAACAGCCCCCAGAAGGGCGCTGGAGCCGCGCATACCGCGTGTACTGTCCTTGCCGCTATGATGCACCCCGATAAACGCGCAACCGCAGTGTGCCTTGATACTATCCGCCGCAGAAACCCACAGGCCAAGCTCGGTGGCACTGTTCTCGTCTGCCCCGACGAGTGATCTGGCGACGGTATCGCAGAACACGACCGACCAGCCCGTGCCAGCCTTGTCGATTGAACGCATCAGCTTTTCCACGTCTGCCTGTTCACGAAAATTCACGGCGATAGGCAAAACGTGAAGGTTCTTGTTATCGCGCACCTTGTTGTGTGCCTCCCACGCATTGAGGCGCTTGCCAAGGCCGCCAACGCCCTCACCGGCTATGTAAAGCACCTTGCCCTTCTTGGTTGCCATACCCTGCCACGGGACGCCGTTTGCAATCGACAGCGCCATGTCGAGGGCGATAAACGACTTACCGGCGCCTGGTGCGCCATACATCACCGTCAGGCCATGCTGCGTGATGATGCCCTTATCCCCCTCGCCTATCGTCCACTCTATCGGCGGCATGTTTCGGATGTACTCGGCACCGACAAAATCGAAGTAGTCAAGCCCGTCGCTTACCTCCGGCTCCGGCGCATCAACTGGAGCTGCGGCAATGACCGGCGCTGCCTTGACCTCTGCCAGCATGTCCTTGACACTGCGGTTATCCAGATAGTCGACCACGTCGCCCTTTTCCGGCAGGCCCGACAGATCCACGCGCTTCACCTGCTTGGCTGTCTCAAATATATTGGCGATCACGACTTCAGCGTGCGCGGCTCCGGCATCGTCTGCATCTGGCAGAACCACGACACTCTTACCGGCAAACCACTTGTTAAGATCTGGCTTCCAGTTCTTTGCCCCGCCGTGATTGGTGGTGGCAACCAGTCCCTCCTTGATTAGCCGGTTTGCGGCCTTCTCACCCTCCACAATAAAGACCGGCGCTTCTGGGTTGAGTATCATACGGTCGAGCCGGTACGGGACCGGCATTACACCGTCCATGTTATGTATCCAGCCGCCCTTACCGTCCGGCCTGACCTGACGAAACGTCTTAGGCTCAAACCGGCGCACCTGATAGACCACCTCGCCCTGATCGTCGACGTAGTCATACACCGCGCTCATAAAGCGTGCGGGCGTCAGTGTCTGCTGGCTCTGTCGCTGGATACCAAACTTGCGCTCCAGTATCTCCGGTATTGTGCCTTGCATAGACGTGCTTTCATGCGCCCGCACCAGATCGATAACCCCGCCGCCCTCGTTGTTTTCAAAGTCGAACCAAGTGCCTTTGCGAAGGTCAAGTTCTTTTGAGCCGTGCGTCCCCCAGCGCAGTATGTGACCCCGCCGGACCGCTGGCTCTCCCCAATATGCGGTTGCTACCGCCTCGGCATGTGCCGCTATATTTGTCATATCGTAACCCTCTATCCCTCTTGTCCCTCAAAAACGACGGGCGACACCCAAGGGACAAAGTGCCGCCCGCCTACCGCTTAAACGAACAAGTCGCTGCCTTCCGACGTAGACGCTGGAGGATCAACGGCTACTGGCGGCGCAACTGACGCTGCTGCGGGTTCTGCCGGTGATGCTGCCGCACCACCTAATGCCGCAGGACGATCTGTCCAGCCTACTACAGCCCACTGTGGCACTCGCCACGTCTGCTGTTGCCCGTCGCTCAGTGTCTGCACCTTTCGCTCAGTTCCACTGATTTCCACGATTGGCACTTTGCCAGCGTTTTCGTCCTTACCCGCTACATATTGAGCGTACAGCGTCTGCATTGCAACATACACATTCTTTGAGCTGCTACTTAGCTCACGCAAGCCAACGTCCTTGTTTGTGAGCGTCACCCTGAAACCCCATTTGTGCATGGGCTTTCCGTCAGCGCCAACATCACTTGGCTTTTCAGGTGGGCGCTCACCCACCAAAACCATACGAAAATCTGGCGCAGGCATAAAGGCTATATAACCCACCTCCAGCTTTTCCAAATCCATCGCAACCTTGATTGGAGGGGTCAGCTCGTTGTCCTGATTTGTCCACTGCCCGTCAATCTGCACTCTCTCGACTGCAATAAAGCTGCCGTCCTTTGCTGAGAATTTCAAGATCGGTGTGCGATCTCCGCCACCGGAGCCGCCGTCTGATATATATTCTAACATTATCTTTTCCTTTGCGTTTCACGTTTTACGTTTTGTCGAATGACCTGACTATCAGGCCGCTATTGCGCTGAAGCATCACTGCCCCTGCGTAATTCTTTTTGGATACTGGCGTATCAAATGCGCGATTGCTTTTCTGTTATTTTTAATTTCTTTTTTTGTCCCGCGAAAAGCAAAATATCTTCCCTTGCTGTTTTGCTTAACGTGCCTCGCGTCTGGGTATCTTTTGCGGATCACTTCAATTTTTGTTGTGCCAAACTTTTGCCTGATTGCGCGAGCGCCATAAAGTTTTCCATTGATGAGCCAGCCAGACCGGTCACCCTTGCGGCTGTTTATATTTGGGTTAGCGTCACGCATCGACCCAATATAGTCAAAGCCACATGCTTGATAAATTGTGCCGATCTCACCTGCTAAGTCATCGACAGTTGCCGTGACAACCTTGTACTTTTCTGGCAGCATTTTCATGGAGGTGCGAATCAGTTTGCTTGCTGAGTGCGGATGCGCCCAGTGAACGCAGGCGCCCCGGTTTAAGAGAATGATCTTACCGGTGTACCCGTAACGGTCCCATCGCCCTAAGTTTTCGATATATTCCTGCCCATATACCACGACGCCGCCGCAAATATTGTCGAAAAATATGCCGTAATAGTACCAGTTGACAGCAGCTAAACAGCCCATCCACTCGTACTCCTCAATAATCTCTTTGGCCTGATTATGACTAACCTCTCTAACCTGCGCTAATTTTATGTCGGTATTTATGTCGCGCCAGTAACCGCCAAAAAGGTCAACGCCTCTTTCACGTTCTTTTGCTTCGCGAACTAAACGCTGGTGAGCTTTCATTCCATCACCGCTAGATGTTCACGCAGTACCATAGCAAATGTATCCCAGTCCATTGTCACGGTGTACGCCCAGTCATAAGTTTCAGCCACGTCTCCGGCAACGTAAGAATTGCCGAGAGCTACGACCGCCTGCACGGGTATCCTGACCTGCGTTTGCTGACGGTCCAAGCGATAAATTAAACACGGGTATGCGTCGTCAACATTTGCTGACGACTTCGCCGCAGTCACGATCTGGTCCCACCACTTTGGTGATAATCCAGATTTATACCGCTTACACTCAATGAGAAATGGGAACGCCTTGCCGTCGGCTGGCTCCAGATCGCTCAGGTCTTTTTCTTGATACTGCGATAATCGCCTCCGCAATTTGCGGCCCGTCTCAAGCTCAATGAGCTTTGCGATTTCGCGCTCATATGATGCACCCTTGGCGCGGCCCCCGCCCTGCCGCATCAGTCTCGGCCTGCCTGCTTGTCCATCTCAAACTGGATGGCGCGGTGGCGCTGCTTCGCTTCTAGTTGCGACATTAACAATTCGTCAGCCAGACTAGACTGGCTCCGGTGTGCCGATAAATCCAGCTCACTTTTCAGCGCATCAATGGTTGAGGCTCTCAGCCGGAGCAATATGGGTTTAACTTCGTTCATTTTGTGACCCTTCTATGATCGTTGCTGGAAGCAAAAAACGCTTCTAGCTTCTTTTTGGTACTAACATGCCCCAAAACACCTACATCCCGTCAGCGGGCTTCTATGGGCGATTAAAGGCATATTGATATTTTTATGCAATTAACTCGATATAAGACTTGTCAAACTCTGATAGCATCATTATATAGAATAGGTAAGAGGGACAAACTAGGGAAATTAAGGAGATTATCAAATGACTTTTAATCACAAAGAATATATTGCAAAGCAAAACGCCAAAACAATCGCCCGCAACAAGCCAATCAAAGCTTTTGCAAATTTTTCCGGCTATTCAGATGTCGAGCCGTTTGAGGTTGTCGATGTTCGCACCGAAAACAAAGTTGTTATCCGCGCCATGAAAGCGGAGCGTGCGGAAGGCTGGAAGCCTAAGTTTGTTTCTGGCGGCTTTTCTGCTCATTGCACCAACAATGATGACCAGCGCAACTCATGGAGCATTTCGCCTGACGAGGATGGACGCTTGGTTACAATCCGTTGGTCAAAAGCAAAAATGCGCTGGCAATGCGCTGACGGCAGTCGCTACTACATGAGCGACACCCCTTCAAAAAAATACGATTTTAATTTTTAACTAATGCGGGGCTTAACAGCCCCGCCCGAAAGGGAGATTGGTATGACTGTTACATTTAAAAAGATTGCGGCCTTTAAAGTTCGCCCCGTAAACAACGGCACTAAGAAGTCCGACAGGAACCGCTACTGCGGGCCAGCCGTTCTTTCGATCATGTCCGGCATTACGACCGGCGACGCATCGCGACTGATCCGAAGCATATTCACGCAGGTTCACGCCGTGAAAGGCACTAGCGACCACCAGATTAAAACCGCGTTCAAGCACCTTGGCATTGACATGAGCCGCGTATCATATCGCGGCGCAGGTCTAACGGCTTCCGATAGCCCGACGCTGGCACGCTGGTTGAAGAATACAACATCCGAGCGGACTGCCGGTCGTGTGTTCTTGGTATCGGCTGGGTGGCATTGGCAGATCATTACTGGAAGACGTTATATCTGCGGCATTGTCAAAGAGCTTATCAGCATCCGAGACAAGCGCGTCAAGCGCCGCGCCCGTGTCAGGGACGTGTACGAGCTGACACCGATTGCGGCTGATGGCAAGATCCGCATTCCGTTTATTGAGCAGCCCAAGTCTAGAAAGTCACCGGACTGTTACCGTCGGGTTCGCAAGTTGATTGCCGATAATCCAGACGTTGGCTTGTCGTATGACATAGAATACGGTTACGAGACTAATTACTGGGTCAACAGTAGCCTAGACCAATTGATATACGAGCTGGTCGAAGACAGTAGCCACCCAGCTTCGCGTGATGCGGAGATTAATAACGATGGCAGGTTCTGCCATGACTGGGATGAGGTTGAGCATTGCATGATTGAGTTGGTCGAGTTTCATAAAAGGTGGGGCCATCTGAAACGTGAAATGGGGAGCGCAGCATGAAGCAGGATATTGTAGGGGGGGCTTTGCTTTTATTGCTGGCCCTCTCATTCACCAACATGATCAGCGAAAAATACAACATCTGGGGGTTGATGGTTTGGTTAGCAAACTAACCACACCCCACCAAAACAAGGAGATTAAAAATGGTAGGCAAAAGAACACCGGACGATATTTTAACCGCGTCAGTAATTCCGGTCGCAGCAAACTTATCACCGTATCGAACGCCAAACGACCAGCTTGCAAAGGCACTGGCCGTGGTTGAGGGCAAACCTGACCCCGACCCGTTTACTGGTAACGAGGCGACCGAGTGGGGTAACCACCTTGAAACCATCATTCTGACCATTGCGGCAGAGCGGCTTGGTCTGACCGACCTGCAACTGGAACACGACGCGCTGTTCCACGATAAGATACCGTTTGCCGCGTCGCTTGACGGCACGGCTGACGGAGGTCTGGGGCATGAGGTCGTGACCGACGCATCCAAGGGCATCTATTGCCCAGAGGGTCCGGTCTATGTCGACGGCGTCGGCGTCTTGGAGAGCAAGGCAACGAGCAGTAGGCCGGAAGACGCCCCAGCGCCCCACAGAGGGCCGTTGCAGCTCCAAGGGCAGCTTATGTGCGCTAAACGCACTTGGGGCGCTGTATGCGTCTTATACGGCGGTGTAGAGCTGAGGATATTCCTTTACCAAGCCAACGCGGCTCGACAAGCCGAGATCGTTGACATTGTCGAGGATTTTGAGCGCCGCAAGTTCGACATTGACTGGTATCCGGTCCTGACCAGCTCTGACGGTAACACTGCATATCCTAGAGTGGACGACGGTGCCGAGCCGCTTGAGCTGGCCGGTGAGAACGTCGACTGGGCCGAGCAGCTTGTTAATGCGAAGTCTGCAAAGAAAGCTGCTGAGGCTGACATAGATGAGGCTGAGGCAGCCTTAAAGGAGCATATGGGGTCACATGAGGAGGCGGTCGCCCTGATCGGCAACCGGAGGCACGTTATCAAGTGGCCCATGCGGAACTTCAAAGCGCAGCCAGCCAAGACAACTGTCGCCAAGCCAGCCCGCATAGCAAGGCAGACAACTTTAACTGTAAAGGTGTTCGACGATGATTGATGTACCGTTAACCAAAGCGCAGGCGGAGCTGCGCAACGTGATCGACAGGTATGCCCGCCGGTATGGCTACACGCCGACGATCAACGAGCTATCCGATAAAACAGGGAAAAGCATGTCACAAGTCCACCGGTTAATGACCGGACTTATTGAACGCGGCGCAGCGGAAAAGGTGGCTGGCAAGGCCAGAGCGTTTAGGCTACTGTAGTTGGTGCGCGGTTCCCCTCCCTTACCGCGCATCCACCTTGGCCCCCGTTTCGGCGGGGGTCTTTTTATTTGTGTGTGGGGGTTGATATTATTGTGATATCACATTATGTTTATATTGTAGCAACAAGGGAGACAAAAATGACTGACATTATGGACCCAGCGGCTTGGGAAGCCGGACGTGAAAGAAATATCAAAGCCAACGCCACTGCGGGGCGCAACAAGCGCTGGATTGCCGAGGACGAGACACGCAAGGAAATCGAGGCTTTTTGCCTGATGGCTGCTGGCGGCAGTGAGTTTATCGCCAACATGCGCGACGCCTTGCATGAGTGGGGCAGGCTGACAGAAAACCAAGAGGCTGCTGTTCGCAAGGCTATGGCACGCGCAGAAAAGCGCGAAGTCGAGCGCAACGCTGAGTGGGAAGCCGCCGCAGATTGCCCAGAGGGCCGAGTAGAGGTGACTGGCGTGATTCTCTCTGTTGACATCCGCGAAACTGCTTTTGGCAGCCAGTGGAAGATGCTGGTGCGCGACGATAGTGGCTTTAAGGTTTGGGGGTCTATCCCGCAAAAATTGAAGGAGCAAACTGAGACTTTCCTTAACCATCAGTTTTTTGACGGTACAGACTTAAAGGGCAAGCGCGTCTCATTTATTGCGGCAATCACGCCAAGTAAGGACGATCAGAAGTTTGGGTTTTTAAAGCGCCCAACAAAAGCAAAGCTGGAGGATTAAATGAAACAGCCAAGTTTCAAAGAGGATGACCTAGTCACAGTGGACGGTCCAAATGGCCGTCCCGTGACTGCTATGGTGCGGAGGGTCACGCACATCGATGACAAAAGCTACAACGTCACTTTTGAAAACATGCAAACCGCCGATAGATTTGACTATCAGTATTTTTATCGGTAAAAAGAGTTTTGGGGTGGTGAACCCACCTGCGCGAACCCTCTAATGCACGCATGATGGGGGTCAATCCTACGGTCTTAGTAGACCACCCCAAATCCACTCCTTTATTTTTTCTTGTTCTGGAAGCTCTCCAACGCACCGGCACCAAAATAGAAACCCAGAATAATCATCATCGCATAATTGATGCTAAACTGTTCCATCACTTTGGTCACCGCGTCGGGGTCACCCTCTCCGGCTATAGTCATTGTCAACACAATTATGTAACTAGCCAGAAACGTAAATCCAAACATCAACGCAAGATAGCGTTGTGCGATCTTGAATGGCGCGTAGGCCGTCATCAGGTCGATGCGGGCCTTACTCTTTGCCGCGATAGCTTCCTCATCAGAGGTGTGCATATCGTCAATAAGCTTCATGCCCTGACTGATAACGTCACCCGATCCTAATATTTTCCCTAGCACACCTAGCATTACTCAACTCCTAACATTCGGGATAATCCAAAAACTTCCATCAGCATAAACGTAAAAAACAAAAGCAACACACCACCAGCGATTAACTTACCGGAGAAATTTGTTGAGCCTATTTTTATAGCCACAAATTCGTTGCCCAAAATTCTGAGTACAAGCTCAAAGCTGTTCTCTCCAACTGCAATCGTCAGTGGTTTTTTTTCCTCACTCATCAGCTAAAGCCCTCATCCTCTTGACCAAACGATTGGCGCGGTTCGTTACCTGGTCATACCACTTACTGTCGACCATCTCGTCAGCGGCCCCTGACCAGTTACGCTCATCAACGCAACGCCGCATGCCCCTAAATTTCTTCATGGTAGGCAAACCGAGGTTAAACATCATGTTGGCGATAATTCTTTGCGCCTCTTCGGGCAGCTCGCTAAAGTCCTCATAAAGCCTACTACAGTCCTCGCGAACAACAGCCACGTCCAATTCAAACAGTTGCTTCATACGACGCTCGGTGATCGTGTAGCCCTCCGGCTTACCGTGTTCTGCATCACCGGCCACAATCTTATGGCCCACGCCTACAGTCAAAAAATTTTCTGTACACCTATATATATCTAACCGCATTCCCTCGTCAGAGATTAACTCTTCGCGCAGTTTTTCAATATTCATCGTCTTATCTCCAAAACATAATTAACCGCTTTATGCCAGCTTTCAATTTCCGCTTCCACAGTAAACCGCGATGGCGACATGCGTTTAGTACGTTGTGACACCGATTTGGTGGGCATGAACACGCAGCGTCTGTGTTGTGGATTACCGGCAACCAAAGCATAGATATCAAAGTCCTTTTCGTTTGGGATAGTTTTGATTTTATTACCGTGAGCAAGTTGGAATTGATAACTGGCGTTACGATATTGTCTCTCATGCAGCGTCGCAGTCTTAACTTGAACCCGCAGAAAGTGATCTGTAGTGAAAGCCACCAGATCGATACGATCCTGCTGCGCCAAAGCGACTTTATGCGTTCCAATCGACAATATAGCTGCGGCAGCAATGTATTCTCCCATTAACCCTGTTACTGTGGCAGTCAACGCTTTAGAAACCAAAACATTGCGGCCAACAACCCCAAACATAACAGTGCGAGCATGGCGATTGCAATGCCCTCTAGAATTTGACGCTTTAACTCCTGCTGTTTGTAAACAGCTTCCTGCCGCTGACGCCTTATCTTGCCTTCAAGTCTGATCAGGTCAGCCCAAGCCTGCGGCCCATACGACATATTCAAAAATGTTTTCAATTCCTGCCGCTGCGCTTCTAACTTTTTTTTTGCGGCATAGCTGGCGAGAGCTTCTTCCTCGACAGATCCGGCGGCAAACAGCTTTTTAAATATTGGCGGGTTTTTAGATTGCTTGGCGGCGTTGTCAACATCAGACGCCATACGCATCCAGCGGGACACGTCGCCAATGCAGCTCTCCAAATCTTTCCCAGCCGCAATCATTTGCTTTATGGAATTAAAGGCGGTTGTAGCCCCAGCCACTGCCGCTGAGATAGTAATTGGGTCCATCAGCTAGATTACCTTCTTTAAGTTTTTTACATCGCCACTTTGATGGCATCAGGTTAACTATCTCGCCAATATCCTCTGACATTTGAAACGCCCTTCTGCGACATGCCTCCCTTGTGTCGCTATAAATTATAGAATGAAACTCAACACAATCAGTCGGTGACCCAATTACACAGGCTAATACAATAGCCTTAAACATTTTTCCCTA